ATGTGTTCTAACGCCGGATCTTTTGGCATTGGTTGCATTGGTTTAATTAAAACAGCATCAATATTTTTAACTCCTAAAGCTTCATACATGTTTCTATATGCTTGATACAGATTATGCATTTGCGGATTAGATTGTGCCAGTTGGAGTTCCGTCTGCGCGAGGGAAATACGCTGTGTTTGAGAAAAAATGTTAGGGTCAGCAACTGGCAATATATCTACCCTATCATCAAAGTCTTGTTGTTTAATCATTCTTTGACCCCCAACTACATCATACGGATATTCTTGAGGTAGATATAACTTGAATACTCTAGCCATAATTCTAAATTCATTTTTCAAAGCTGAGTAAATTCTTTTGTGAATCGCAGACATAGTTCTAGAACCACGCTCTAATAAAGCAACTGTAGTTCCAACTGCCGCTTGTTGATTTCCATCACCAACTTGTAGATCTGCAATAGATGCAAATCTTTGACCTGCATTAACTACAACACCCATCAAACTTAATAAAGTCTGTGATGGTTCTTTAAATGGTAACATCATAAACGAATCTCTTAAATTTCCGCCAGGTGCATCTACATCTCTAAACTCACCAGGTTGAATTGATTGTGCATCATCTCTAATTCTAATACCACGTTGCTTGAATCCAGCAGGTAAATTAGATAAAGTTCCTGCATCTAATAATTGTCTAAGCGCACTTGTTGCAGTACGTGATAAACCACCAATCATATGAATTAAACCAAAACCATAAAAACCTAGTCCTGGTAAAAATTTAAAATGTACAAAGTATTGTATTTTATTTTTTGATGGGTCTCCTACTTCATAGTTTCTTTTGATAGAAAGAATCTCTCGTGACCCTTCTTCTAAAGTTACAATGTAAGGTATTTTAATTCCTGAGGGCTCACCAGTCTCTGGATTCTCGTCTTCAAAACCATCTAGATCTAAATCCACGTGACATTCTAATAATGTATAAACATCTTCTTCTTTTGATTTAGTTGTACCTTCCAACTCTCTTTCTTTTTTCTCAATGTCAGATTCACCTGTAGTTGGTTTTCCTAAATCTATATCTCTGTAGAAACCAGCGACTTGTTGTTTTCTTAAATCGTTTTCTGAAATTTTTATTCGATGAATAATTGCTTCCGCATCATCTAATGAGGTAGCTGTGTACGGAACAATTAAATCATCTGCTGGAACAAACTTTGATACTGCTCTTTGTTCCATGTCATCATAGTAGACTTTTTTAAAAGCAGAACCTGCAAGAGGAAGATTAAATAACATTTGATCAAACTCTGGTTCATACTCTTTCATCTTTTCCATGATTTCATAATTCATAAAATCTTTAACACGTGATGCTTGTTGTGTTTTCTCCGGTGTAGATAAACCAATTACTTGTGTTCTAACTGGACCATCTGCCGGTAATAATTCTTTATAAGCTAATGCTTGAAACTGAGTAACAGCTTCTGCAAGAACTGGGTGTGTTGCACCTGAAGCTCCTTGAAAAGGTTCTGTTCTGTTATTGTATTTAAAACCTAAAAGGTCTAGACCTTGTGTGTAAGTTTTCTCCCATTCTTTTCTAGAAGAAGTATAGTCCATGTATTTAGAATTTAAGTCTGAAGCTAAACTAGCAAGTACATCATCTGGTAAAAAATCTGCAAGGTTTGCATAATGCTCGTCACCACCTTCAGGAGATGCTGCTTGTGGATCAAGATTTATATCAACTGATCCATCTTCATTTTCTTGAATATCAACTGGACCAAGAGATTCTTCTTGTGCTTCAGTTTCTTCGATTACTTGTTCTTGTATCTCTTCTCCACTAGGAAGTTCGAATTCTTTTCTGACTTCGTTCGGAAGTGCTTTGTCTATATCCGCCATTTATTTTTTCTCCAGATTGTTTGACTGTTTTAACAGTATTATATGTAATATTCAACCCCTGAGGCGTGGGTCCGGACTCAGGAGGTAATAAGTGTTTCTTTGGGTATTTATTCATCATAAGTGTATTTCTTCATATCTTCTAAATCTACATCATCTATAAATTCTTCTACGTCTTTTAACTTACCTTCTGCATCAGGTCTCACGCTTGCTTCATTATAAGTCACGCCTCCGGTTTCAGGGTCCATCTCTAGTTCCATTTCATTCTCTTTGTAACCAAACTCTCCTTGGTCATCTACTTTTTTAATTGTTGTTTTATTACCTTGTTGTGTAACAACATAGTTATCTAATTCATAATTTTCAGCTAACTCATCAGCTCTGTTACCTGAAAAACTTTTCTTTCCAAGAGTAACAACTTTAGTAATTAGATCTCCAATAAAATCTGGCATACCATCAGCGCTTCTTTTAACTACTTCTACAACTTTAGGTGCAGCGACCATTGCAGGTTTTAAAAACTTACCTACAATTGGTATAGATGCAATACCTCCAGCAATCTTCATAAACTTTCTTCTTGAAGGATCATCTGGTCCATCTGCAAAACCTATACGTCCGCCTGCCGCCATATATTGTGTTGGCATTTCTTGACCAGCAAATCTTTTACCTGTTATTAAATCTTTTAAACCACTCATACTAATAGCTCTTGCTTTAGCAATGTCTGCTTCTTGTGATTCTCTTTCGAGTTTTCTTCTAGCTTTAGCAGCTTCAAATTTTTCTTCTGCTTCTTCTCTAGTTAAATCTGATTTAACTTTAGGTGTTTCAAAATCACTATCTAACATTGATTCGTCTTGAGCAATTTGATCAGCCATCTCTGCTTGTTTAACAACTGATCTTGCTTCTCTTTCTTCAGGAGATAGAGCCATTAAATCTTTTGCAGAACCAATTAGATTAGTTCCAATCAAACCATACTCCAGGGCTTCGGCAACAGGTCTACCTGCTTTCAATGCTTCATAAGTATCATCAACTGCAATGTAAGTTCCAAGTGGACCTAATGCTTTTAAACCTAATGTAAAATATTTTTTCTTTGCAATATCATCAGGAATGTTTTTTATTCCTTGTGCTATTTGTTCTAATCCTGGAAGTAATTTAGAATACAATCTTGCGTCTCCTAGTTTAGCTGATTTTTCAACTTTAGCTAAAATTTTGGGATCTTTTAAATCTTTTCTTATTTGTGTGATAGGTTTTAAATTAGAGGGTATTTTAAAAGAATAACCTTGGTTAGCATGTACTGCATCAAAAGCTTTTTTATAATTATCATTTAAATTTTTATAATTAGCATTTGTCTTACTTGGTTTGTCTAAACTAACTTCAGGTATAACTATTTTTTTGGAACCTTTTCTTCTATCTTTGTTAAAAAGTTTTTCTGCTGCTCTAGCTTCGTTGTTAAATTTTTTAACAGCATCATCAATTTGTTTTTTATCTTTTGATTGAATAGCTTCTTGTAGTTCTAATTCTAATTGAGATTTTCTAGCATCCCATCCTACTTTCATTTTATTTTTACTAGCATCTATTATTTGACCATATATTCCATAGGGAGTACTACCTCTATTTACAGAACTAGCCACACCTAAAGGCTCATCAATATCATATGTTTTTGCTATACCTGTTTTTATATAATCAGGATTTTGAACAATGTTACTTTTTGTACCTTTAATACTAGGGTCTCCTACTGATTTACCTATCAAAGCTTCATTCATATTTCTAATATAACCTGTGTATGGAGAAGATTTTAAAATCTTTGCAGCGTTGTCTTTAAATTTAGGTTTGATATCCAAACCTCTATTATCTTCAGCGCCTGTTTCAGCATAAATACTAGCAAGTTGTAGTAATCTATCTGCAGCAACAGAATTACTTACATTACCAATAACTTTTTTTACTTTTTTAATATCTCCAATAGTGGTTTTACCACTCTTAAATATATTATTAATATCTTTATCTTTTGATAATTCTAACAACTGTCTATTAACACCTTGAGATTCTTGTTGTGCTATTCTAGCGGCTGTTGTTGAATCTAAAATATTTACATCTCCTGCCTCTACAGCATTTTTAATTGTGTAAAAATCAAAGTTTCCTAATCTTCTCAACTCTTTTGATGAAGGTAGTCTGTTATTTTCTTTTTCAAAAGTTTCTATAAATGTTTTTAATCTTTTTTGTGCTTCCCCTGCTTGACCTCTTCCTTGTTTAACTACTGGTCTAGCAGAAAACTCTTCTTCAGTAATTGTTATAGGTGCTTCACCGCTTTGCATAGATTTTATAAAACTATCAATAGTACTTGTCCTATCGTTTTTAAAACCTAATTCTTCATTTATTTTAGGAATACTTTTTCCTGCTAAAAAACTTTCTTTTATTTGTGAACCAAATTGTTCTAAAGAACTACCTGCATAAAATTTTTCTCTAGTTTCTGTTTTTGGAGTAGATGGTCTTGTTAACCAAGACATCATTTGATTGTAGTTTGCTATCTTGTTTACTTCAGACATTATAGTCCCATCAAGTAGTTTAGGCCGCCTTGTGCATTATCTTTTCTAGTATTTCTAGCTCTTTTAAG